TTGCGCAGCAGGTAGCCGCGAGAGTCGCCCACCTGGGAGATGAAGACGCGGCCGGGGACCGCCACCGCCGCGGTGAGCGTCGTCCCCATGCCCTTGCGCTCGACGTTCTCGCGCGCCTCGGTAAGGATCTCGTCGTTGGCGTCCTGCAACTGGCGGTCCCAGATCAGTGCTTCCTTTGGCAAGTTGACGACTACACCGTCGTCCTCAGGGTATTGTTGCCGCAGTGCCTGCAGGGTTGACTCCGAGCCATCAACATTCGGTTCCTCTTTGGTCGCCACCTTGTCCCAGAACCGGCGCTCGGCTGCGATCATTGCCTCGATAAAATTCTGGTTCCGTTTGAACGGCAATATCTTAAGCCGCTGCCCGCCGATCAATACGGCGAGAAGTCCCCAGTGGAGCTGCGCCACTTCGAGTTCGTGCTGGCACTGCACCTGATAATGAAGCGGCCACTCGACCCCATCCCATTCCTGGTTCTTCCAGGCCGAGGTCGTTTTGATCTGCAGGGTGCCAGTGTTGCCTTCGATAGGACCGAGTTCATATTCCTCGAACAGTTCCTCGATCGCGTCGCTGAAAACTATGCGCCCGTCGAGAGTGGCCGACATGTAGTTTATCGCCGGGTGGTGCAGGATGGTGTGTTCGCCGTCGTGCTTGACCCTGGCGGTGAGAACTTTACGCACCCGGGTTCGAATGGCTGGCTCGAGCAAGTTGCCCCATATGACCGCCTCTTTGTCGCTCAGGTCGTCTCCTTCGATCTCGCCGGTCTTTTCAGCCCACAAGTAGTATTGCGACTTCCACGGGCTGACTCCGATCGCCGCGGGTGCGTCTGATCCGCCGATAGATTTCTTCCGCTCTTCCAGCCATTTTGCTCTCACGTCACTCATTTTCATTCCCTCTCGGTACAGTGCCAAGTAACCATCAAGTTGTTGTTTTTATTGCATTTTCGCGCCGGACCCTTCTTGACGACACCGTCGCGTAGCAGGTCGCTGAGCCGCCGCTGGGCCTCGTGGTGACCTAGCTGGGTAATTGCTCCCAACTCGGCTGCGGTCTGATCTGGGTGCTCCTGAACGCAGTTGAGGACGGTCGTACTGTGGCGCCTTGCCTTGCCGCTCTGGTAATGCCTCGATGCCGCCAGGTGTGATGTCTGGTCATCGTCGGCCCTGGCCCGCGGAGGCGTAACCAAGGGCTCGTTGTATTTGTCGAACAGATCCTTTTGGTCATCCATTGCTCTTACTCCCATGCCACTCGATCTGCTCCAAGAACCGCATGGTGGCGCCGATCGTCTTGGTGATCGCTATCTCTCCGGTCGGAAACTTCAGCAGGTAGTCGCCGCTTACCGACTCGATCTCCACGCGGAAGCCTGCAAACTCGCAGCGCAAAATCAGAAGCCTGGTTTCACGGTCGGTCATGTCGACGTGGCGTTTGAGCAAGCCAAGCCCTCGGTCTTTCTTTGGATCCATGTTTTCCTCAAATGCCCGGTTCGACAGAAAGCGCCGGGCTCGCCCTATCAGAATTAGCCTTGGTGAGAGTTGAGGTAACCGCAGCTAATCCTCTGCCAATTAAGGTTTCTAAAAGAGACCCGCCGACCTCGGCCACCACAACCTCAAACGGTCGGCGGGCACTCGGAGACAGTTTCATAAAAAGGCCTCACCAAATATAAACATTCACTCGATAGGCGCGAGCACGCCGACTTTGCGACCGCTTCACGCTCCTGACTGCACGAGTGTAACCGTTTATCCGGTTGCCGTAATTGCCATAACCTCGCATCACTGCGTTGCCATAGGCGCCGTACCCGCCGTAGAGAGGCGCCGCCGTGGCCGATGCCGGTGTGCAGAGCATCGCAATCAACAGCAGGATTGCAATAAAAACAAAAAACGCAGAATACACGATCGGCCATTCAGACCGATCGCGCACCTGCGCCCACAAGGACTCCGGAGCGGACGATTCATCCGGATCCTCTTCCTGGTACTCGTCCACATGCGGCGGCGGCATGATGCCGATCGCCCGGTACTCCCGGTCGCACTCGCAGCACTTGATGACTTTTCCAATGTGCTCGGGCGCCGCGTAACCTGCGGCCGCGCACCAAGGACAGACGACCGTATACCGAACTGGCTTCTCTTGAACGTTCATTGTTATTGCTCCCAGCGAATGGTGTTATTGTTTAGGGCCTTGAGCGCTTGCTTCTTGCCCTTGAAGACTTCCTTGGAAACGGCTCGGTCCTTTACTCTCAGGAAATACCAGCCGTGGTCGTCTGGCGAAAAGACCAGGTCATATTCTTCTTCCTGGTGCTTGATCGCGAACAAGTCAGGCCTGCCGCGGTCGTCAAGATTGCTTTCGTATACTTCCATGTTCGTTCTCCGTTTGTGGTTGCGTGAAAGTGGGCAGTTTCAATCCTTGCCCAGGGATAGGGTGGGTTTCAGAAGTAAACGTTACCGTTGCCGTCGATATCAACATGGAGTTCCCACCCATTTTTACCCATCCGATAAATGAGTGCGTCTTCGCAATCGTTCTGCGAAACTACCGCAGACTCTAAACTATTGCAGTGGGCAACAATTCTCCAGTCGTCGCCATAGTTTGCTTTTGGGTCGCACGGTTCGACTACCGCCCATGCATGCCCCATGATTCCGGCATATTGCAAGCATCGCCTGGGATCTTTGAATTTCTTCATCGCTTTGTTCTCCTGTTTGTGGTGGGTGGTGTCGTGTCTCACTTCCCCCAATTTACTCATTACTCGAATTTACGGCTAGCCCAAAACCAGGGAATCCCGGAAAAAACCCAAACTTTTTTTCTAGCCTATAAATGCAGGTGCTTTTTGCCGCTAGTTTTCCACCATGTCGTCGCGCATCAGCCGATTCGCCAATTCCTGACTCATGGCGAACATGGTCCCGATGATTACCATGTTGGGCATATTGGCTGCTATCGACCTGGCAATCTCGCTGCGTTTCTCGTTACTTTTGCAAGAAGTGATCTCCAGCAGCACCCTGGCCATAGACTCCGATTCAAAGTCCGCCAGACTGTCGGTGATAAGCTGGTGGATTTCACTTAATTCCTGCGACAGCTGCTTCATTTTCATCTTTTCCATCACAATTCTCCTCAAATAGCTTGTTTCCCGTGCCTAAAACGGCTAGCCTCATATTACCGCGCAGATTATTTTGTGTCTAGCCGATTATTCCTGGCCTATAGAAAGACTGCCATGCCAAGCACCAAGAAGCCCAGACGAGGTCGCCCCAGGCTCCCTGACAGCCTGAGAAGAGATGCAACGCCGCTGTACGTGAAACTAAACCGTGAAGAACGGAAGCGGCTGGAAGCTCGCGCAGATGCACTCGGTGTCACTCTGACCGAATGGGTGCGGAATAGAATGCTTAAGCTATGCGACTAGAGTGCTAGGGAACCCGGTCGGGCCAGCGATCCTGCTCGGGAACCTCGGGCAAGACGGAAGAGTTTTTTATGCTGTCATGATTCAGCGTGCCTAGTCCGGTTGATGCTTCTTCGATTCCACTGATACGATCAGTACCGCCAGAACCGTCGCCAACCGTTCTGATTGGCCATGCGTTTTCCGCCTCCTCGTGGCTAAAGACCCACGCGGTTGCATGGCCGTCCTGCATGCGGTCGTCCAGCAAGTGGAAACTTCTCACGTAGAAGTGTCGCTCCGACGCGGCAATGCAATCAGGGTTGCTGGATTCACCGGGCGTTGAGTCCAACGTCCAGTCGCCGCCTTCGCCCCCAGTGACGTGCATCCGCCACTCGTTGTCCACAATGTGCTCGAAGTAAACGAATCGACCGCTGCCGGTGAAGCACATGCCCCTGAACTTGCTTGCCGCTTCCGCCCAACTGGTTAGACCGCTAATGCTAGACTCGCCGGTTACGTCGACTCCAAATTCGGCATCTTCTGCCCACTCGGTCGGCATTGTATTTGGATCATCCCCATGGTGCCAAGTGCCAACCCAGCCCTGACCACCATGCGGATCTTCAATTCGATACTTCCGCGTACGCCATGAAACAATCGCTTTTACATCCGTTCCATCAGAATCAGCCCACAGCAAAATCGCATCGACCATGATTAAGTTTATGTCGCCAGTCAAACGTCCAACTTGAGTAACGATCTTCGATGGATCCCAGTGAGTAGAGGCTTCAGGAGTTCGATTTATAACTCGGTCTGTAGAAACAGACTTTGACCAAATACCATTAACATCACTAGTCGTCAACAAATCCTCGGAAGTTGATGTTAACTGTTCGCTCCAGTTCCCTTGATGCGGGTCATTGGGTGGGCTGCGATAATACGGAAAACCGCTAACGCCAAGGTCGTCGTAGACAATTCGCACCGTTTGCGATACAGGCACGACTTGAACCGTTGAATAAGAAGTCTCATCTTCAAAGGTGTTCTCTTCCCACGGTCTATCTCCTGCAGCATCCCACACCGGCTGTTTAGCCTCAATATATGCAAACCCTTTTGGGTAACCGTGCGGGGCTGCGCCAACCGGGTACGGAATAACCGTTGTGCTATTAACCCAATCACCATCTTCATAGTAATAGCGCTTTGGCACCCACACCGATCCGTTCCAGTATTCAATGAATGGCGAATCCTCTCCAGTGTCTATCAGATTGGCATTACCATATGGTCGATAGACAGGATTATCATAATCCAGTGGCCCACCCAATTTAATTGTGTAGTCGCCGTCATAACTAAGGACCGTAAACGGAAAACCCTCGGTCCAGAAAAAACCGATTGTGTCTTTAGAGCCAAACCAATAGGAAGCAGGTCCTCCACCACCCGACACTGGCGGGTTGCCAAATGTGCCCCATTCCCAGTACCTCGTTCCTTCATTGCATGGAACAATTATATCAGCAGGTGAAAAGCCGTCCGCGTCAGGATAGTCTGTTTGCACTTCTACGTTACCTGGGTTTCCTACTTCCTCCAGCGGAGTCTTGGGAAATGTGTACTTCCAAGTCGGATCATCCGTATTGGATACGTACTCGAAGTGCAGTACAGTGCCTGGCACAATGCTGCTTAGCGACAAGTCGTAATTCAAAGTGTCGCCGCGTTCGCGCAGGCTGATCCACTCGATCTTTACCCGGTCGCCTTCGAGCCCGTCATACTCCTCGCCGGAAGTAATCATGCGGATCTCTACGCGCTTGCTACCTGTTTCGGCGGAATGGTAGAAACGGATCTCATGTTCGTAGGTTCGCGCATCCACCTGGGTAATAGCGTTACCGCCCGTGTGCGCCGTAAGGTCCAGCTCAGTCGTCGGCCCATCCTCGATTTCGATGCGCAGTTTCGTGCATTCCTGGGCTGTAGGCACGATCCTGAATGCATAAGTAGTATTCTCCTCCAAAGTCAGGTTCCGGTAAATGAACGCCTCTTCGGTCGCTGCGTCGATCAGGTAGTCATCGTCTACGTTCCAGACTTGCGACGTTCCGCCCGTTAGTGCGGCGATGACCTTGTTAGCCGTATTGTCTGTGATGGTCCCGCTGGCGCCTGTCGTCTGATTGGTTACGGTTTGCCCGATGAGTTCGTCGGTCGACCATGGGTTCGTATTGTCAATCAAGTCGGGATTGTCCGGCGCAGTCCCATTGTGCTGGCCGCTGTGGGGACCGGCGGTATTGATAAGCTCATCCACCGTCGTCAATGCGTCGAGCCCTTCGTTCCAGTGCGATATGTCGCCAGTTCCAAACGTATTCAGCTCAGTCCCCTGGCCGCTGTCTGGATGCCAGCGATTTTTACTGCGCAGCGCCCAAACGTATTCGCCAAAGCCTGGCCATGCGGCGAGAGTGCCGACAATATCGGCCTTGTCCGCGGCGGCATGGGGGACGGGATCTTTGCAGTAATCGGTGAACCAACTCACGTCCACTGAGGTGTACGGGTCCAGCGCCGGGTTGTCGCGCACGCTGTCGCACAGGTAGAGCATGTCCACCATGTTGCCGAAATCGGATTCCGGCGGCTCGTTGTGCGAAACGGCCATCCCGTAGAAATCGAATGGCCCGCCTCCGCAGCATGCGTCTGGGCAGAATAGAGGGCCGTATGTCATGGCGTCACTACTGTTTTGTCTATCTCATTGCAATCCGCGATTAGAAGTTCGCCATTTTGAATGTAGCCGATACGGACCATGTCGGTACTGACTTCCACCGCAGTTGTGTAGAATGAATAGGCGTCGATCTTATACTCATCGTCGATTTGCCATTTGTCTTCGTTGTAGGTGTACTTCCCATCATAGTCGAGGTGCTGGTAAATCGGTGTGCAAGTAAACATCTGTGGCGTCAAGGCGCCGGTCGTTTCGTCCCAGCCAGCCGCGTCGATCGTTTCGGTGATCATTACTTTCTGCGGCCCGCGGAAACCAACTTCGACGACCGCCCACTGTTCTTTATACCAATCTTCTTCGTCCGCTTCGTCTTGGAACTCGGCCCATATGATATTGGCCCCTGAGTGGCCGCTGGTCAAATATTCTGTCTCTCCAAACCGAATACCGCATGTCCGGTGATACTGCTCTTTGAGAAACAAGCGAACCCAGGACCAGCCGTAGACGATTCCCTCGACAATCTCGTCTTCTCCCGCAGGACCCTGCAGGATCGAAAACTTCAATGCATGCAATTCAGGAACAGGGGCCTCGCCGTTGAATTGCACACCATGGTACATGACCGCATCGTCGTCTTCCACAGTCTCCAGCGGCTCGCCGATCCCGAGAATCGGGTAGGGCACGTCGATGGCCGCGCCGGTGTTGTTGCGGATCGATATAGAAATCGCCTGCCTGTCCTGCGGCGGGACGGTGAGATTCAAGCCCCCAGATCGAACGCCATCAACCCACTTGGCCGCGTCGACCAGCTGGTTCCAGGTTCCACCAGGAAACGCAGTGACTTTTTCTCCGGGCGTAAACCGCTTGTATGATCTGGCCATGTTATGGATCCGGAGGCTGGTCGACGATAGTCAATGTCTGCAGGGCATCCAGCGCGGTTGTTGACCAGTTGTGGTCTTCCCATACCTTTTCGACGAAAGCTGTAGCTTTTTTTCCTGGCTTGCGGAAATCCTTTTCCACGTCATCCCAGGCAGGCAGATTGTAAATCCAGACGTAGTCGAACCCATGCATTGGAACTTTGAACTTCCCAGCCATGACCTTAACCCAGTCGGTTTGATCGTAAGGTCCATCAGGATTATCTTCAAATTCTATGCCGCCGCGATCGCGCGAGTATGAAAACGTGAAGCTAACCTCCCAATCTTCATTGGTTCGGCGAGTACCTTGAACTGAATTGTAAAATAGCTCCTGCTTCGCGTAGGTCTGGCCGAATAGTATAAAGTCCGCTTGGTTGGTTGTCCCCACCCACTTCATAAAGTCGCGGATGACGGCGCCGGTGAGTTCTGAATTCTTCAGGACCAAGTTAATGTCAAACGACGTTGGTGGCGGCGCAAGGTCAAGCCCTTTGATCTTGAGATCCTTGCCAGTGCCCTCGACGTTGATCAGACCGTTGAAGTCGGCAGTATTCCCGAATGGTATTGGGATATCGGGAAATTCTATCCCCTGTGATAGCAGAATTGCATAGACAGTATTCAGACTACTCTGAATGTTTCCGCCAGCCGCCTCGGCGTTGAAAGTAAACGTTATCTCGTCGGGCGCAATCGGAATCGGCGAATAGACGTAGCCGCCCGCAATATTCCTGTAAGTCGCCCAGGTGCCGAAGCCGCGAAATGATATGGTCCCTTCGCCGCTGATCTCGGTTACGCCGATATCGTTCTGCGGAAAAGTTGCCAGGGGGATGCCAGGGATATTCGCCGGATCAGCCAGGTAGTTAAATAGCGCAGTTGCCGCCGAAGTGTCGTCGCTGTCGCCAGTGCCGTCCCAAACCAGGATATACTCACGGCGCATGTCCGCGTTGTTTCGAACCCGGCCTTTCCAGTCTTCGCCTATAGTCCAGGCCATTTATGCCATCCCCGCTATGAAGCCGGAGCCCTTGAGGATCCGGTTGGTGTTGCGCGCTATTTCATTTCCCTCGTCCAGCTTGTCAGCAATCTCCTGCGACTGGCTGGCCACGAGGATCTGCTTCGCCAGGCGGCTACCGAATGTACCGCGCGACTCGCCGCCGCCGCCACCGGTCACCCCTTCCATCGCCTTCAGAACTTGGCCCTTGCGCTCTTCCTGCAGGCGCTGCTCATCTCGGATCTGCTGGCGCCTGGCCTGATCCTGCTCTTTTCGCGCTTTGTTTTCTGCATCGGCAGTTCGCATGATGGAATCATGGATGGCGTTGGAGAGCTCCCACCGGGCGCGTATGATCGCTTTGTTGGCATCTTTTTCGCTCAATATCCTAGCCTTGGCCAGGTCGTCAATGTATTTCAATTGAGCCCGTTGGATCGCGTCAAATGCGGTTTGCATATCCTGCGCTGATCGACCAGCAATAGGTGCAAATGGCTCATCAAACCGCCTCCTTGCGGCTGCGTTTCTTTCCTCCGCGCCTTCTCTAATGTCAAACGCAGACTGTATCATGTCGCGAAATGCCTTGGCTTTATTCGCAATGTGCTGAAGTCTGCCAGCGAAATTTTGGACCTTGATCGCCAATTCTTCGAAGACGATCTGCATCTTCTGGCCGAATGCGATCACCTGAGATGAAATCTCGTCGAATGCCTTGACGATCCCAGAGGTCTGCAGGTACTGGATAAACCGCGCCCAGGACACCTTCATGTAAGCCAGCGTAATCTCAAAGACTCCCTTTAGATCACCCGCCTTTACCGCATTGGTCAGGCCATTGAATACGCGCTGGAAATCCTTGGCAAATTCCTCCAGGCCTTGCTTCAGGTCAATGCTCATGAACGAGGTTTTGATTTCAGTCGCCAACATGGCGAAGGCGCCGCCGACTACCCTGGTCTTAGCGACAGTTTCCCTCGACCAATTCCGCACCGAGGTCTCCATTGACGAGTAGCCATCACTCACCGCATTGGCCACGCCTTTTACCGCCCCGGCGACTTTCTCAAGAACCCCAATCGCTACCGTGGCGCTGGTCATCAATACCAGGAATGCAGCCAGGCCAGGCAATACGGCTATGACCGTAGTGACCGCGGTGGCCAGCGCTAAGATCGCTGCAATCGCGAGATTGACGCCGCCGACGAATGCCGAGATAACACCCGGCAAAAGTGACAACAGCCCAGACAATACTTTTAGCCCATTGGCTACCAGCACGACCGCTGTCCTGAGGGTTAACATCGCGGTCGACGCCACCAGCGCCGCAGCCTTCAATCCAATGGACAGGCCTACCGTTATCGCACTGATTGCCACCTGCAGCGGTATCAAGGCGACCGTAATCAGTCCGATGAACCCGCTCATCGCGGCGCCCAGCACCCGCAGTGACAACCCAGCCGCAAGTACCGAAGCACCGAATGCCGTGAATGCTCCCACCGCCGCGGTCACCTGGATCGCCAGGTACTGGCTGCTCTTGATCGATTCGGCGACTAGCCGGAAGAACTGGATGATCTGCTTGGACATCATCTGGATCGCCGGGACCAGCTTCTCGGCAAATATCAGCGCGACGCCAGTTGCGGCCGAGGTGATCTTCTTGAACGAGCCGAACAGGCCGGATTCGATCGTCTTGCGCAGATCCTCGGCGGCTCCGCGCCCGCCTATGATCTTGTCGGTCATGTCGTCGAAGCCTGCGACGTTGTCGGAAAGTATCTGTGCCGCGACAGCACCGATTCCGAACATCTCGTTGAAGAAACCGAACTTCTCGCCCTTGGACAGATTCTTGGTTGCGTCGTTGAGTTGCTCGAACAGCTGGATGATCGTGACGAAACCTTCCTCGGTCTCCAGCGTGATCCCCATATCCTCGAGGATCTTGCGCTTGCTGGGCTGGTTGAGCTCCTTCAGCACACGCGCGAATTGACGGCCGGCGAGAGTGGCCCGCAAGCCGTTGTTGGCCAGGATGTTCAGGACACCGGCCGTCTCCTCGAGAGTCATACCTAGAGTCAGCGCGATCGGGCCGACAAACTTGAACGCCAGGCCCAGCTCCTCCATGTTGTGAACCGCCAGATTCGAAGCCGCGGCCAGGGTGTCAGCCACCCGGGCCGACTCCTCGGCGCCCATCTGAAACTGGTTCATGACCGAGACCAAGATTTTGGTCGTCGTCGCCAGGTCGGTCATAGTCCCGCGGGCGAGGTCCAAGGCGCCCGCCACCTCGATGTAGATCTGCTCGGTGGTCCGGCCGGCCCGGGCGAGCTCGGTCATGCCATCGGCGACCTCGACCGCGGTGAAGGACGTAGTCCGGCCCAGCTCGGCTGCACGCTCCCTGAGCATCTCCATGTCTTGTGCGGTTTGCCGCAGGATGCCCTGAACGAAGAGCATTTGTTTATCAAAACGAGAAAACTCAGCTACTGCCTTACCGATGCCTGCTGAAGCCGCTACGCCCAGCGCGGTGAATGCGGCCCCTACGACGGTCAGAGAGGATCCAAGCCCGGAGATGGCCTGCTGGGCCCTCAGGAACTGATCCTTGATGCCTGCGCCTACCGCCTTGATAGAAAGAGCGAACCTGGCCAGATCCTTGCGCGTCCTGGCCAGGCCCTTGCGCAGCGCCGCGGTGTCAGCGAAGATCTCAACATAGGCCCGACCAGCCCGTACCGCACCAGCTCCAGAAGCCATCGTTTATTTCTCCTTCTGGGTGCGGCTGCGCCCCTGGCACATATCGCGCCACTCGGTGATGGATATGGTCCGCAAGGGTTTCGGCTTCGTATCTTCCGCGTACGGGTTGAAGTCTTTCGGCGTAAAAGGCTTAGGACGTTTCTTGGCGTCGCGAACCGTGTTGTAGATCGCAGCCAGGATGACCGAGGCGATTCCCCAGTCGCCCCGGCTTTTGCCCTCCGTCATTTGGGTAAGTTCTCGGAGGGTAAAGGCTCCCGGGTCAATTCCGAGGTAGCCAGCGCATTGGTTAATGATTCCCCAAAACGTTTCTCGATTTCTTCGAGGTCGATGTCCTCGATCTTCTCCATCGCCTTGGTCAGCATCCGGTCTTCCATTTGCTCGTACTTTTGCATCGCCAGCTCGATCGCCTTGCCCTTGCTCCGATCGCCCCGGCTCCGGAAAAAAAGCGTGATCTCCTCGAGCAAAGCCTTGTTCGCCTCCTCGAGGGTATCACCCTTGCCAACGAGCACGCCAAAGTCCTCGTCGCTTATCTCGCGATCATCCGCCTGCTTCTTGCAAAGTAAATAGATCATGTCGACCAGGTAAATCGGGTCGGAGATCATCTTGGTAATGGCGGTGCCGTCATCCAGACCCGCAAGCAGGTCCATGCCGTTCGCCCTGAGTCTCTTGAGGGCAGTCGTGTTCAAATCAATGATCCACGACTGCCCTTCTCGATCAGAAAATCTTGCCATGGTAGTTTTGCTCTCGTTTGTTAAATTATGGCCCAGCAGAACCAGGAATGGTCGTCCAACCTGGGATCGAAAAAGACGTAAACCCAGACTGCAAGGTGACGTTCACCTTCAAGGCATCCTCAAGCGGCTGCTCCTGGGTGAAGTCGAGGACCGCCATTTCGGCGCGGAAGTACGAAATTGACGATCCGGTTGGGATGTCACCTGCCACTACAATGTCAGTTCCGTTGACCGCCACGCCATCAGCCCACATCAAGTCCCTCAAGACCCTGTCGGCGAATGCTGTATTCAACGAATCGAAGAATGCATCGCCAGGCGCGTAGATCATGACGAAATCGATCGAGCCCTCGGCCAGCGTGCCTTGCACCTGGCGGTAGCCGCCGCCGCCGCGAGTCGAAACGTCGGCAGTCGCCATCGACTGGTTGATCGTCACGTCCTGCACGTTGGACCGTTCCAACATTGTTGGAGTGTCGACCGCAGCTTGTCCCGGCAAAGTCGTGTATGCCGTGTTTTCATATGATACCGCATTGAGTCCCAATACAGCTGTTCCATCGACTGGCATGATAATTCTCCTCTAAACTAGGGTTTAACTTGGTTTTTCCACATAGCCGCAAAACGTGGCTGCGCGATTTTCAATGCCGGTTCCATGTACTGGCGCTTGGGGTACTTCGCTGTGCGAGCTCTCCCGAACTCGCCAGTCGTGTTAACTCTCGTGCCGCCATACTCGTGAACCTCTGGAGTCGTCGCTCCAATATCCTTTTTATCTGGCAGTAATTTCGGGCCAACCACAAACGAAGTGCCGCGCGCTCGATTCAAAAATGATTTAGAGGATTTCTCGGCAAACAAAAACTTTTTCAACTGGCCGCGTACAACGCCCGGCGGCGTGCCCGGCCTGGATGGCACCGAAAGATGCATCGGAAGGGGTTCGTATTGTGGCTTCTCGCCCATCATGTGCCAAGCAAACCTTTTTCGTTTGAATACGATCTGCAATTCGATCGGCATTGCTTCCACCGACCGGTAACGCCTCTTCCTCCGCATCGACCTTCTGGCAATTTTCCGAACCGTTAATGCCTGCCGGCGAATGATTCTTTCCTCCGCGGTGCCAACCCTTTCGGTCACATTCCCAAACTCGTCGATAATGTCGACCTCGAAAAAGTTCAAGCCGAATCTTTTTCTGAACGACCTCGCCATTAGTTCTGCCGCCTGTAAACGATTTGTCCGCTCACTTGGACTACATTGGAGCTGCGCAAGTTTTCCTGGCTGAATGTCGTATCAATGTTCGATGCTATCCAGGTCGCGATCCCGCCATAGTCCGGTTCCAGTACCCGCCCGTTGTCGTAAATGTATTGGTCCAGCTCGAGGTAAACGGCGACGATCTCGTCCACGTCCGCGATGTCGTATCCATCCACCCTGCCGACCAGCAGCAGGTCAAACGGTATGTCCAAAAAACGGTTCTTGCGGCTGTGCGGCACATCGCTCCTGGGAGACTCGAGTACCGATGGCCGTATGAATACTTCCGGCGTCTGACCAATCTCCTCGAGTTTCACTTCCGCGACGTAAACCCTGTGCGCTTTCGCCAGCTTCGAATCGTCAATCACCATGGCCAGCTGGTCGCCAATGGATGCTATGTAGTTCGTGTTTTTCATAGCGCCTCTTTGGTGTGTATCCGCCACGAGATTCGGTAGCCATCGGAGTAGCGCTTCTCCGCTTCCACCGCCATCGGCAGCACCTCTAATACAACCGTCGAACCGCTCGAGTCGTCGTAAATCATGTCCCCAGGTTCCGGATCGACCGGTCCCCAGCCAAAGTCATAATCGGCAACCGCAATGGTGAAATCCTCGGACTTCTCCTGCACGATTACGTTATCCTCAGTCGCCGCGATCAGCTGGGTCATCCCCTTGGTCGCATCGGCGGTGAAACTTAGCCCACCACGCCGCACGGTTACAGTGACAGCGCGGTGGGCTAAACGTTTCGTTTCGAGCCAATTGGCTCCAGTCTTGATCATGTCGGTCATTAGGAAGTCGGAATTTGGTTCCTCACCCAAACAGTCAGGTCGCCACTAATGCTTGCTTTTACGCAAATCCCAAAGTCGGTGCCACCCGCAGCAGCAACCGCATCGCTGCTGGCGTCATAATCGATGACATCACCAATGGAATGCGTATTCGTATCCGCAGCCTTGGTGATTTCGTAAACAACCGAACCGTTGAATGCGGAAACCGCACCCAGTTTTCCTGCTTCGATATCGGAGTGAATCACTCCTTCGGCCACGATGTCGCCAGCGGTATTACCGCCAGTGTCACCGATGTGATCGACCATGGTCGTTTGACCATGCCTGTAATAAGCAGCCATAACTCTTTCCTCGCAGTTAAAGTTTCCGGGTCATCCGCAAAGATTAACCGAATTGATAAAAACGCCTGGCCGAGTCGGCTAAAATCCGACCAGGCGCCGTAAAGGACTGTTACGCAGTGCTCATCTGGGCAGCGCGAGGATCGACCTTGGCAACGCCGAAGTCGAAGTAGCCTCGGAAGACCGTGCCAAGCACCTCGAACGCAGCTTGCTGCGACTCGATGATCGGAGTCGAAACCCCGTTCAAGAACCCTACTTCCATCGCGGCGATGTTGGCCGGGTCGGCGAACATGTACCACGTCGTTGCACTGCTGTTTGGCATTCCAGCGGAATTCAGGTACGGAGTTGGAACCGGACGGTACGAACCAGCATGCGGGTTCCCATTGGGGACCGGAGCCGCGTCTGCGCCTTGGCCAACCACATGCAGATCCTGGTACAAGCCCTGAGCCGTCACCGCCAGGCTGGATGGAACCAGCAACCGGTCGGCGCCGAGAACAATCGGCTTGCCGTCCTTGTCAACCTGGTCCATGAACTTCTGCGCAACTGCAGAAAGACCGTCAATCTCAAGTGCATTGGTTGTCGTCAGGTTGTTGTTGTCGGCATGGAAGAAGCCATCAGTGTTATCCATCAGGATCGTGAAGACTTTTTCCTCGAGCGACAGTGCCGCCTGGCGACCGATCAACCCACGAATGTTCTGGAGCATGCCCAGGTCGTCGTTGATGATGTCCTGCCGAGTGAACGCAAACCGGCGACCGTAGGTGGCCAGCTGGTTCGCGTAGGTGTCCTCGAGCAGCTCGGCGGCTTTGATCTCACCGTCTTTGCCCACCTCGAGGAACGTTCCAGAAGCAGTCAGCCTGTAGCTGGTGTGCTGCTTGAAGTCGTTCATCGAACGGGTCCGGCAGAATTCCCGCCAAGTCGTTGGAACCGCCAGGAAGCTCTGCAGCGCGGCCTTGTTGGCCAGGTTGCTCAAGATCCCAGGCAGACTGATCGTCGACGGCCCCGCAGCCGCCTGAAGCACGCTTTCGTCGTATGCGCGGATCAGGTCGTCGCCCTTGGTTCCCGGATGCACGTAGCCGCCCGCAGCGCGGATCGACTCGTGAATCAGGTACTGCAAACCATGCGAACGATTCTTCGCGCTCATCGCCGCGTTGACCGTCTTCTCGTCGTAATGCTCGCCAACAAACTTCTCGTCATTGGTGACTTGCAGGCACAGGGATGCCTCGATCACCTCGGCCGATGTCGCCGGCTGCTGGATGTGGATGCCGGGAAGACTCGGCCTCGAGGCGCGCATTGCCTCCAGCTCGACCTTCTCGGTGCTCCACTCTTCGCGCAGTGCGTGGGCCAGCAGCGAAGTCTTCTGCTTGTCGACTTCGATCTCCGGGTTCTCGTACTTCGCGCAGATGTCACGCAAGCCGGTGATGTACTCCTCGGCCTCGGCCGCTGCCTTCAGATGATCCTTGCGACCAATTGTAGGCGGTGGAGTTTCTGGATCTTTTTTAACAGGCGGCGCAGACACCGAGTCTTGAAACATAGCTTCAAGGCTCTTTTTCGCGCTGTCGTCCAAACTTTCGGCATCGAAACCTTTGGCTTCTAGCCACTCTAAGAACTTAGGGTCCATTTCTGGCTCCTTAAGGGATGCGGCGATTCGAGCCGACGTATCGTCGTCCACGCCTAGTGCTGTGAAAGAAATTTCCTTCAGGACAGATTCACTCGCGATGTAGGCCGGACCTACATGTTCGCGACCGTTAAGATTTGCTGATCGGTTCGCAGCCAGGTACTGCACCGGCTTGGGAAAAAACAGACCGACGCTTGCCTGCCAAGGGAAGCCATTCAGGGAGGACTGAACAATTTCTGAGGCTTCACCCGAGGCGCTGGATACGATCCCCTCGATATCGACCGCGTCGTCACCGATAGCGACGTTGGTCGTGTGTCCAACTCGCTTGGCGGTATCATGATCCAGTAGCGCCGGCCTGCTTCGTTTCGTTGCGGTCATGCCCTTGAGATCCACAATCACCGGGTGCTTGAAATTCTTCACCCGAAGCGGCCCGCCGTTGTAGGCGCGAATGCTGAAAGTCGGAAGCTTCGGCTCTACGCCTTCTCCCGCTTCAACGGCTGCCGTGAGATTCAACGCAGTTTCGCAACTTGCAACAATATTCCGTTCCAATTTCGGTTGGTACTTCAACATTACTCCACCTCGGGCGTACTGGGTTGGGCTGGCTGGTTCCCTGGAACCGGAAGGCCGATAGATTCTCGTGCCACCTGCTGCATCCTGAGTTTTTCGTACTGCCTGGCAGGATCGACTCCCTGCGAGTTAAACCAAAAGTCCTCGTCGGGAAGCAGGCCGGCCTCCCACAAGGTTACCGCCGCATCCGCCTCTTTCTGCGGATCGACGTGCGGCATTCCATCCCAATACCACGTTGGCCTGAGTCCCATATTCGTGATGCCATTTGGCAAATATCCCGGCAGGACCAACGCCTCGTCGTACCACTTCCAGAAAACTCGGCGCAGGTAATTGACCTCGAGCCAGTTGCGCTCAACCTTGAGCGCACGCTGGAATACCTGGTGATCGAGTCGACCGCTGGCATAGTTGTGGTTCTCGCTATTCGCTATTGCTACATTCAACGGCATCGACATGCACCGAGCGATCTCTGATAGTATTCCCCGGCGAAACATCTCGAATGTTGCGGATGGATGCTCAGGGCTAATTTGTTCCATCTTCCAACCGGCCGGCATCACTGGAAACGAACCGCGAACCAGGTTGAAGACGTCATCGTCGGGCATGTCAATGTCGTCGGCAGTCAATGCGGCCGAGTCGGTGTAGACAACGCCTGCCGCGTTCGCTGCAGCCTCCGCGGCGGTCAAAGTCGCCAATGTAAATCTTCTAAACTGAGCGAACATCGGCAGTGCTGGCGTTATCCACGGGATCCCGCGGGCCTGGCCTGGCCGGTCCATGCGAAAGTAGTGCATCACCTTGGAGGCTGGCAATGTCTTGATCCAGTTGCCGATCATGTACTGGCTGGCGCCAATGTAGAGATCGCCTGGGTGGTACTTCAGAAGATCGTAGCGAACCGGGTAGCCGTTTTTATCTAGCGTGATGCCGTCTACGTACCTCGGCGACATCATCGCCAACATCGGATTGGAAACGTGCTCGGCTTCGTAAACTCGAAAGTCCAATTGCACCGAATCCGCAGGCATGCGGCTATTGTTGATCTCGACCATGAACGACTCGCCGTCCACGGCCATTGCGGTGGATGCAACCGTAAGCTTCTCGACGAACCCGGTATCGTCCACCCACTCTTGCCAGCGCTTCTGAACCTGTTCGGCCAACGCGTTGGTTTCTTCAGGACTCCCTTCGCTGAACATTACTCTCAAATGCGGTCCTGTGGCGATCAGGTACTGCGACCTGGTTAGCATCATGCCTTTGTAGTAGCTGTTGTTCGCGTACTCGTACCTGCTACGGTCGCGCAGCTTTTGCCTGACATCCGGAGTTGCCGACGCGTTGGCCGACAGGGCATCGGCGCATGACCAGTGCGCCTCGTTCTCGACAGTGGTCTGCGCGGCATCGTACCGCGCTTGTAGGATGCGTGAGTATTCGCGCCTGAAACGAGACGCCCCAGCGTCCGTTTTGATCGGCGCCCCGTACTGGTCGAGGACTGCGGTCAACATGCACCCCCTGGCTTGAACGCCATGATGCGAATTCCCGCCTGCTTGCTGCGGACAGCGTCGTTAGAACCGACGAACTTAGCCGCTTCCACCGAATCGCCGAGATTCTGCATCTCAGTGCTGCCAGAGTCGCCTGTGACGCGCCTGATGCCGTCGATCACCTGCTGGGATATCGCGTCGCGTATTTCTTGATCGGTAGCCATGCAGCCATTATGGCATCTTTGCAACAGCTATTTACGCCACACAATCCTCTTATAAGTGGATTAAATTACTCTTTTTAGTGCGTTTTCGTAGCTTTCTGGCCGTAGCCTGCACGCTTTTGAAGATTTCGTTGCAGCACGCGCATTGATGCCCGCGCACTATGGTATCGCACACAGATTTAGGCCCCCATGACCTGCTGCTGACAGTCGCTCCGCAGTTAGGGCATGGCGGCGCTGTTTGCCGATTCATTTCGCAGTCGCCTTCTTTGCTCTCTCAATGCGTTTTTCTTGTAGTGACTTGTAACGTCGCTTTCGTCCCTGAGGCGGGTTCGCATCAAGCGTCAGGCCCAGCATCGACCCGCCTACGGTACACATGACCGAGGCATCCAGCCAATCGTTGTCAGGCCTGTTGGTCGGCATCGTCCATTCGATAAGTTTGCGTCCCCTCCCTTCGGTTCTGATCGGCACCTCGGCGGTAATGTGCTCCGAGTACAAACCGTGGTCAACTTTCACATTTCCGGAGCCGCCGCCGTACATCGCTAAACACCCCTTGCCGCCCTGGGGTGTCGCGAAACGCTCCTGTAAGAATGTTTTCCAAAATGAACTGTCAAAACGCAAGGCTCGCATCTCGCGGTGTACCGCTGGGATCATCACGCGATGGTTGAGACCTGGCCGCATGTCGTCGCGCTTCACGGTCCACTCGTCCATCGGCGACATCGCGGCGGTAATGCCGATACCCTTGGCCGGCGTCATGATGTTGGCATGCTTGCAGTCGCGAATCGCCAGGTAGACCGTATCGGTCTTGTAGCCTTCGTCCACAATAATGCGACTGAGGCGATGCTCCACGCCGTCGAGACCGGCGAACTTCATCCCGCAGAGAATTCCTGAAAGTTCCTGTATCCCTTCGTACAGACACTCCTCGGTGCTGCGGCCCGGGTAGCGCTGCTGCAATGTTTGGCGCATGTTCCCCTTGGTGAATCGAGTTGATCTCTGCCGCGGGTAGGTTCCGTATTCAACCACAATGCCGTCAAACATCTCGCACCATGCCACGATGGTATACCACAAGCTGTTCTGTTGCACATCGATACCGGCAATGACATGCGCGGTCTTCGCCGGCACGACGCCCTTCTGCACCCCGGTCGTCTTTGCCGCGATCTCCTTGGCTGACAGGAAGTGAAAGTCTTCAGTGTCCTGCAGCGCCGCCGGCGTGTTTTGGTACTCGCTCAGGAACGACTCTTCGCCGACCGTCATTCGCAAGTTGTACGCATGCTGGATGGCTGACAGTTCGTCCTCCCGTTTTCGCTCGGGCCACGACACCGAACAGCCGTGGTCCATCTCCGCTTGATTCTCCGCGTAGAAGTCGTTCGCCTTGCTCAACGGCTCGTCGGTACGCATGCACCGCGCCCGAATCTCCATGTACTTGTCCCACAGCTCCTTGGCCTTGTCACCGATCGGCCAGGTGTCGACCATCTTCTTGCGGATCCCGTGCCACTCTGGGTGCTGCTCGCGATCCAACAGCTGGTCCGCGGCATCGTCCTGGTAGATCACCGTCATCGTCGACAAGATCGAAAGCTGCTCGCCCGGGCCGACCATTCCAGCCAGGTCGCCAACAATGGTCTGGATCCGCGACGCGCACTGGGTGGGACTGGCAGCTGATTCGCGAGTCTGCGGGTCGTCGACCAGGATCATGCTCGGCCGAATCACCTCGCCGTCCGGCAGCGTCCTCTGTGCGCCTCTAGCAGCCCCTGTAATGCCTCCCACGCCAATAGTGGCCCCAGAACCCACCACGCCCTCAACGGTCGGCATCTTGACTGTGTCGGCCGTCCAGGTGATCAGCGTGTTCTTGCCTTCGATCGTCTGGCCCTTGGTCCGCAGCGGCGACCGCTCCAAGGCTCGGATCGGGTGAATAAGTTCGGGGAAGTCCTCGAACAGCAGTTCATTGAACTCGAGCTCGATCTTGATCGCCTCCAGCGCAGCCTTGGCTTTTTGCGCATCCGCGCAGACCAGGAAGATGTACCGGGAAAATCCATGCACAATCGCCCAGATCGCCGACCGAATCGTCAAAGTCGTCTTGCCGGAGCCGCGAGGCATGGCCTGCGCGAAGAAAAGACCGTGTGATACCGCTTGCTCGACCTTCTTGATGATCTCGATGTGCGAGGAGGACCACGGCAACGAAAAAGCCCTGGGAAAATAGGTCTTTAAGAAAAAGCCGAGGTCGTTCTTCGAGGAGTCGCGGCGTTCGGAATCGATGCACGGCGGCGCTGTACCGATCTCTCGGCCCTCGCGATCGCGGGCTCTATTCCACTCGGCTCGGTATTTCCGCACCTCCTCTGCGTTCGCCTTCCAGTTGATGACCTTGGCTGGCATAGTCTATAAAAACAGGGGTTTTTGAAAATAACAAATAATCGTTTATTAAACTTTTTCGCATTTATTGGC